CGAGATCTACACTCTTTCCCTACACGACGCTCTTCCGATCTTAACTTTTACATAAAAAAATAGGGCAGTCTCTAGGACCACCCTTAATGACGTGATGGTATATTTATTTTAACATATTAGCTAATTGTCCCCCACAATTTCCCTAAACTATCATTTGTTTTATTCCATGTACTTATAGGTAACCAAATATCTGTACCATCATAAGCAGTGTAAGAAAGCCATCTAAAGCCGTCTTGGAGACATTCTGTATCGAAAATTATACTCTGACCAGCTTGTAAAACTCCTGATTGTGGACACGTAGTAAATGGACCAACACGTCTTGTGATAATTGCAGTATTAGGAGTAAATGTACCTTTTTCTGATTTGTAATAAGTTCCATACTTGTTGATTTTCCAACCGTTCATATCTCGTCTGTTAGCAGGAGTAGAAGCACTGCCAGGTTTATTTTTGACCGTAGTAACCTTAGGTGTATCACCTTTCATATACGCCCTAATTTGTTTAATGAAGTAATCTTTTAACTTAAGTTGTGTCGCTTTAGTCCATGCTTGTTTTGTTGGATCAATACCAGTATGCAATTTAGCAGAACGATGAGGACAAGCTGTATAACTAAATTCGTTGTGTAAACGAACAGTATTTCTGTTAGCTGGTAACCCCCACTTTTTAAGTTTATGCGCTGCGAATTTAAGAGCTGCTTGTTCATTTTTAAGGAAATCTTTATCACTTACATACAATGATTGATTAACTTCAATTCCATAAGTTTCAAAATTACCTGAACCCGGTTGAACGCCATCAGAAACATGCCAAGCAATTCTATCTTCTGATATAGCTTCCCAAATACCGTTTCTATCAGCGTATGCGTGAGCTATACCTCTAGCTAATCTATTGTAATCAGCGTTTACTAGATTGTTATAGTATTGTTTTGAGTTCATGGTACCAGCATCGTTATGAATAACTATAGCTTTAGGTTTACGGCCTCTTTTAGTCATAGTCCAGCCTTTTATATGATTAGTGTTAACTTTGATGATACTGCTTTTCTTAATTGACTGTTTAGGAGCTGATTTTACATCTTTTTTAGGTTCTTCTATTTCTTTTGCTATAGGTGGAACTATAAAGTGTGTTAAACCATAATAGTTATCCCATCGTAAGCTAGGTTTTTTATTAGCCCAACCATTCCAATTTTGTTCAAGTATTTGGAAGCTGGTAGTATTACCGCCATTGTATACAATACCTATATGTCCATATTGAGCATACGTGCCACTTGTAAATACTGCAATCCAACCCTTTTTAGGTATTGTAGATGGCTTGTTCTCTACAATCTTCCACCCTTTAGGGAATTTGTTGTTAGGGAAATCTTTAGCGTTCCCCCATGCTCTATACTTATTATCAGTTAGCCATAATATATAGTCCGTAGGTAAATCTGCACATTGCGCGTGATAAGATCTATCTACGTCAATTGCTCCTGGTTCCATAGCACCAAAGGAAGCGTCATAACTCGTCCAACGTTTTACTCTGTATGGACTATCTACTACACCATTTTTATAATCTCTTAAACGTTTATTGATTTGAGATTGTGTTTTCATCTGGAGCTCCTCCTCCACCATTATCAAATTCGAATTCTTCTTCATCAGAATCGTCAGTAAACGGTTCGTTAGTGTCGAAAACTTCAGGTTTCACTGCGCCTGACTCACTTTTAAACTGTACTGGGTGTGTTTCTTCATTTCGTGGTGCATTTAAATCTAGGTCTATACCCGCGTCTGACACACCTTTAGTGTTTGGATTAGTAATAATGCCTAAACCTGCTAAAAGCGTTAGAATAGTGCCTAAAATGCCACTGACGCTTTCTAATTGATGTGATAAATCAACACCAAAAATTTCACTAACTTGTTTGATAAGCAATAATACTGTCCCTACTAAACTTGAAACAATTGCACCGTTTTTTAGTCTGTTAGACCAATTTATTTTCATCTCATTACCTCCATAAAAAAACCGGCATCTAAGCCGGTTAAATGTTATTTACTTTCAAAGAATAGTTTTTTATCTTCAATTGGGTGATCGTTATAAATGTATTTAGCTTCTAGTGTTCCAGTAGATGTTTTAGCTAACATTTCGCAAATATCCACATTATTTGTAATGTTGTCTAATTTAGGCAAGGTTATCACTGTATCTTCTTCATCTTCATGAATCGTAACAGTTGCATTGACTTGGAATTGAGTTGGTTTAGGCGTTGCGGTATCTGAACAAAATTCTAAAAACTTATCTACATTGAATATTTTTCTATTAGGTAAGTCAAATATATAATTATTAAAAGCGACTTCAAAAGAGCCTTTCATGTACTCATCTAATTCATTGCCGTCAGTGAATACTGCAAGTCTAATTGGCGTTGTTGGAACATCTAAATTTTCTAACAACCAATAATCAAGTGTTTTTTTGTTAGATAGATAGTCCTCTTTCATAATTTTTACTACTTCTTCAGCTACTGGTTTAGCTAAAAGCTCAATCCATGTGTTCGTTTCTTTATCAAAAATTTTAGGTATCGCTTGCATTATTCTTGACCTCCATTTGTATCAATCCAAATTTTATTCGTATCTTCAGGTGCTTTGTCACTGACCACAAAGTCAGATGAATCTCCTTTTACTTCTGTTTGTTTTAAATATCCGTGTTGTATAGCATATTCAGTCAACTCTTTCCAAAGGTCGTGAGTTTCAACATTTATGAACCCCATGCCTATAGCACTCTCCTCAACTTGTATTTTTGTTTTACTATCACTAGGGAAACAATATTGGTTATCAACCCATATTTCTAATGTGTAGACGTCTGAAGGTAGAATTTTATCAATCACTAAATCGACTACATAGCTAGATTTTTCTTTATTGACTTTTGTTTCATAGATGTATTGAACACCTTTAGAGTTGATCAGATAAGCCTTTGCAGGTTTATCTTTAATTTCTAAGTCATCATCATTTGAATCAGTTAAAATGTAACGCATAATAGATAAGTCACCTTGCTTAATGCGATTACCATCGTTTGAATCATTTAAATTAAGTACATTTGTTAACATATAATACCTCCATGATAAAAAACCAACCTTAATAGGCTGGTTTATACATGTGCTTTTTCTGGGTCATAGTCGACGCCAGTCATTTCTTTATATTCCTCTGGTGTTACAAATCCTCTTTTAACAAATAATGCAAATTGTTCATTTGTATAGAAACCCATTTTATAGTATCTAATGCCGATATTACGCATTAACAGACCCTCCCATGATTGTTAGTGTTAAATTTGCGACATCTTCTTGTGTTGCTTTAAGTTCTTCTTGTGTTTGTAACAATTCGAGTGATAAATCGGCGATCAATTCATCTTTATTGTTGTCTGGTTCTTCTTTTTTAGGTTGCTCATCATCTTCAATTTGTTGTTTTTTCCATTCCTCGTATGGTGTACCAACCCATTCGCCACCGTCAAATTTAACCGGCAAATATAAATTGCTTGGTGGCATAATATCTGTATATAAATCTTTGTCGTAACCTTCTTTACTTTCATCTATAAGAAAGGGTTTACCATCTCTTTTTCTAAAGATTTGTATCATTTTTCGTCCTCCTAAACCATATAAGTTAGATTAATCATATAAGTGCTTTCCGAATCTAAAGCACCTATAACTTTCATAGTACCGTCACTAGCCAAATATGCTGCCGCACTGTTTGTTCCTATTCTTTGATTTAATTTATATTCAATATTTCTGACTGGTGTAATGTCAGAAGGCATTTGAGCGAACACTAAGCCTGTAGATAAATTTTTGATGTTACCAATGATTTGGACTGTCTTGTTATCTCCATTCTTTCTAACTCTATATGAAACCGGTAAATATACGTTACTATATACATCAGGAGTTGCACCGTTAACTAGAGGTAATGGAACCCAACCTGTGTCAGTTGATGGTTGGTTAATATAACGCCATTCTGACAAACCGTTATAAGTTACTCTTTGTAATAATTGACTAGAATTATAAGGTTGGAAATATATTGTAGATAGTTGAGAGTCTGACCAAACCAATTTAAAAAGCCAACCATTTGTAGAACTTACGTCAGTTGGCAAACCAGTCGTTTTGGTTATATAACGTATCCCTGGAGGTATCTTTTTAATTTCGTCTTCATTGTTTAAATTTATCGTTGTATATCCTTTGGAAAAGTTAGTCCCATCATCGTTTGTCAGTTTGTATTTTTGACCTTGTGGATTAACAGCAACCCAGCCCCTGTCGTCACCGTCTGTGTGAATTGTTTTAGACCAAATATCATTTTGATAATTGTGGATAAGAATAATATGCTTTCTTCCACTCTGTCCTTTTGTAACATTAATTTCTGCTATATACCCCGCACCGCTTGGATCAGCAGGGGCATTTACAGATTTATAGTCGCTTGGTATGGAACATTCATATAATCCAGGTTCAAGTGTTTCTATAGGTTGAGACAAAGTGCCAAGCCATTTTCTAGTTCCATCACTATTTGTAAATTGATATTGTTGCCAATTACTAAAGTCAGGTAGTTTAGGTGTAATTTCAGCTTTTTGTTCTTCTGTAAGACTTTCAAAGTCAAACGACTTTCCATCTGAACCATCTTGTCCGTCAACACCATCTTTCCCATCTCGTCCTGGTGGACCTTGAGGTCCTGGATTACCATTTATACCATCGATACCATTAATGCCATTTTTACCATCTTTACCGTCTTGTCCTGCTGGACCTTGTTCTCCAGTATCTCCTTTAGGTCCTTTGAAGATATCTACATTGTCTTTCATTACTTTTTCTACGATATCATCTAGTAATTCCACACGTATTTCTTTGCCTACACTTTTAGTTATACCGCTGTCGTTAACAGTAAAATAAAAGTTAGCAACATGTGTGCTATCGTTATTTTCAGGATTTTCTAAGAATAATTTACATTGCATTTGCCCTACATGTTTAGTGATATATTCAGGGATAATATATCTTACAAAGCCTTCTTCAGCTTTAACTATTTCTAATGGCTCATTAGTGAATATAGAACCATCTTGGGCAAAAACATGTAATACAGGTTCGAACTTCGTCTGATTAAAATTCACAGAGATGTATTCTTGATTTTCATTAATAATGTTCTTTTTCTTAATATGGATATCAATAACAGATGTCTTGTTATCCATTGTGTACAGATTAACGTTTATACTGCCTAAATCAACGCCATTTTCATTGATGATTGTATTAACTGTACCGGTTTTGTACGTTTCCATAAAAACACCTCTCCAACAATAAATTTAGGGATAAGAGCTGTCAGCCTTATCCCTATTTATATCTATCTCTAATGAAATAGACACCTTTTATACCGATTTTGTCATATAGATTTTTTATAGTTGTCGCTTGAACTTGTGCCCAGCGTACATCAGTTGCATATTGATGATTACCTGGATGTCTAGGGTTCCAACGCATACGATAAAGTGTATTTTGGCCTTTGCTAATAAAACCTTGTCTTACAAACTTAGCGCCACCAATAATACCTTTAGCGGGAGTAGTCCACCCTCTATTTCTAGCGTAAGTAATTGCATAATTAGGATTCCAATCGTACGCTCCTATACCGAAGTAGTTATAAACACCAGCACGACCACTTGAGAAGTAAGATGTACCATAACCACTCTCAAGGAAGGCATGTGCAATTAAGTATATTTCATTAAGGTTATACTTCTTACAAGCATAAGCAACTGCTTTACCTTGCCCGGATAAAGAACCTTTACCGCGTAATATCTTATTAAGTGCTGAAACTGATACGCCTTTATATTTACCAAGATTGAGCATTTGATATTTTTGAGTTTTACTATTCCAAATCTTAAGCGAATTCATAGCATTAAGTGTTGCCGAGTAACTTGCGCCATACCAACCGTTACCGTAGTTAATTTGAGGAGATTTAGTCATTTGGATAGCTACCGCTCTCTTGAATGAGTAAGCACTTCTTGAAACAACCACAGTAGGCTCTTTGCTTCCTTTTTTGTTTGTCGTTGTAGTTGTATTCTTCTTAACACTAGATGCTGGAACTGTAACTTTAATAGTTTTAGTTTTAACTTTATCTTTAGGAATTTCAGAAAGTAACTTCTTACTGTTTTTATATAGATATAGTAATCCATTGATTGTTTTGTCTATGTTTTTCTTAGGCGGCAATCCATTGAGTGATATATCCCAATCTCCATGCTCGTATACGCTTCGCCAAATATTAGATGTGTCAACTTCAATAGAAGATGGCTTGACTGGTATACCTTGATATTTCATTCTGAACACTGTTTGCAGCATTGTGTGTATCTCGTTGACAATAAAATCATCTTTACTTGCTGATAAATCTTGACACACTTCAATAACGATATTATCAGGGTGACTAGGTACTTCGTACATTTCTAATCTAGTCTGCCATATATGGTTTCTATCTACGAAATAGTGAGGATACTCTTTATCAGTAAGGTATTTTTCTCTATCAAAGTATAGGTCGAGGACTGAACACATTGTATTTGCGTTTCTTATAGTCACCTTTTTAGGGTTATGACCTCTATCTTTACCTTGGACAATATCGTGCAGGATAAATTCAGGATAAGTTGGTTCGCCATCATCTATAGTGAAATTGATATGTTTTTGTTTCTTCTTAATCGTTACTGTTTTATTATTATCTTTTGTTGTGGTGCTTGAAGTGTCAGAACCACCACTTGGTTTAGGAGGTTTTTTCTCAGCTTTATAAGGTGGTCTAACAAAATAAATGTTCCCGCCATTACCGTTGTAGTTATGATTAACAAACGCTGCTCTCGAACCACTCCATTGGTTTGATCCAACCCAGTTTTGATCTCGTTTATATTCGACAATGGTCGTTAATCATTGCCCGTTCTCTTATGAACTGCTCTATGTTTCCATAGAAGACTAGACTATATCATCAACCTTTAAGGTTGCCTCCCATTTCCATTCACTTGAATGTACTCTACTCACTTCCACTAAAAAAGACACTCAAACGAGTGTCTAGTGTGTTTTCGATAGTCGTTGCACGTTCCTATTCCTAGGATTCGCTCATGATTGCCTACAACATTACTTGTTTAGGTTTCCCATGAATTAGAGAGGTTTGCTAATATTCATTTCTGAATATAGGCGCTGTTTAAGTAATTTTAATTCAACGCATTTAAAGTGTGATTTGTCACTAGGTCCAACAACTATTGCAGTATGTCCAGCCCAACCATAGGTCCATACAGCTATATCTCCAGGCTTTGCAACGAAACTAGGAGTATTTCTATAAATTTTCCATGATCTATTAGGGTATTGACTGCGATTTGCCATAGCATTTGCATTTCCCCAAGTTCTAAAATGCCAATATCTTTGAAAAATATAGTTAGGCAAATCCCAACATTGAACGTTTATATTTAATTTAACGCCTTTCCCTGTATCAATTTCTTAATACGCTTGTATAACGTTAAATTGCTCTATAAAAAGAGCCTCATGCTTTCACATGAGACTAGACTATATCTTCCGATGTATTTCGTGTTGGTTATTCTCTAACGCACTGTCTTGTAATTACAAGCACTTAGTCGTTGAACGTTCCTCTACTGTTACCATAGAGGCTTCGCTGCTGATTACCCAATCCTTAATATTTTTGAACTATCACGCTTACCGTTACCGATTACGTTGTAGTTATTAAGGTTCTAAGGGTTTCCCAGCAATTCACGTTATTTTACATGAGCTATCTTTAACCCATACCTACCGTCAATGTCGACACCTTTATGATTTTTAGCCATCCATTTAGCCCAATCTACAACTTGCGAGGCTGTTGGTTTTCCGCTTTTAGGTAGTATAGCCATTCACACACCTACTTTCTTCAATCAAAATAAAAAGCCAACACCGAAGTGTCAGCTTAAAATATTACGGAGGCTAAACCGAATGCTGCTGCAATAATTGCACAACCACCACTAATTAACGCAACAACAACTTGTACATTTCCTTTTTGTTTGTCGGAAATTGATTTATTGATGTTTTTTAATTGAGTATCATGTGAACGAACGGTGTATTGTACGTCTTTAAATTCATCGCCAAACCTTTCGACAACATCACTGATTTTTTCTAAGTGTTTTTCTTGTCGTTCTTGAGATTCAAATTGTTTTTCTTGCAGTCCTGTTTGTCGTTCTATCTTCGAATTTAAAGAATTGTAGGCCTCTAGATGTTTTCTGTCGTTTTCGTTGATCCGTTCATAAATCTTACCGGTGTTGTGTAACCACTCGCTACGCAATACATATTTATCTTCTTTTTCCGACAATCTCCACACCCCCATAGAATCCTATAATTCCACAAATCATAGTGAAAGTAGAAAATTGCAAAGGAGAAAGCCAATTAATAGCATGAAACATACTTGCTGACGTCATTAGAAAATAGAAAATCGCGTTACCCCAGCCCCCAATGCAAATTAGGTAATTAAACACATTGTTCATCTTTTGCGTTGGCAAAAAGAAAGGTGCAACAATTATAAAAACACTAAACATCATTGCAAGTACGCCCCAAATCCAAATAGGCATAATGTGGTGTAGTGCTAAATAAAAATCGCTGTCTCTAATAACAGCTTCTTGTTCTCTTGTCCAAAAGAAGCCTCTTTCAAACATTAGAACGCCAAAACCTAAAACCATTAAAAAGGTTAACGAATAAGTTATTGAGTTTTTATTCATTATAACTTACCTCCTAAACAACTGGATTAGATCCTGGAATAACTACACCTTTTGTAGCGTCATACCAAGAACCCCATCTTGTAGTTTCGCCCATCATATTACGAGAGTATATTCTGTGTCTGTTGTAAGGCATAAACAATACTTTTTTGAATGTGTCACTTCTTGCAATAACGATAGCATAGCCGCTTTGATTATCGGGATCTGGAGAATTTGTAGGGTTGTAAAGGTAGTAAAAACCAGTTTTATCAATTTTGTCCATAGTAGATAAGTCAACATTATCTAACCTAATAGCAAAACCTTCGGCTTCTGTAAGTGCTGATAATTGGCCTGTAGCGCTCTTTATAGCTTCATTAACTTTGTTTTGTATTAATTCATCTAAACCATCAGAAAGCGTCTTAAATTCATCTTCGTTTGCCTTCTTAGATAACTGCTGATTAACTTCATCTTTTTTAGCGTAGTTGATAAGGTGCTCGTCTAAGTTTTCTTCTGTTATAACTCCTTCAGTTGCCGAGTTTAGTCGTTCATTGACCTCTAAAATTTTATCGTTAATATTATTTAGATGGTCTGTTAACTCTGTTTCTGTTTGTTTTGCGAAACCTTCCATTTGTTCTCGCAAATCTTTAACTTGTTTAACAAATTCTGTCTTTTGAGTATTTACAAAATTCATGAATTCATCTTCAGCATTTTGAACGTTTTCTAATTCTTTTGATACAGTATCAATTCTGTCTTTTACTAAATCAACAAGATCATCAATCTCTCTAATATATCTGATTTTAATATCAGCATCTATTTGATTAATTAATGCATCTTTTACGTAAAATCGAAACTCGTTAAGTACAACTGTGTCTTTACGTCCAACTGCTTTGATGTAAATTTGACCAGTCACATGAGTGTCGGTAGAAGCTTTTAGAAAATTACTGTCTAAAGTTAAACGTATAATGCCTTTCATAGGATTAACATATTCAACTTTAACCCTTCCGGTTGAAGAACCGTTATCGGAAACAAAATAAGCTGTTATCTCAGTGTTAGCTTCGCTAATCTCTAGGGGATAACTTTCCCCGTTTATTTCTCTACGCACTTGAAAGGTTAATACCGCAGTATTTATATCCATATTATAAAAACCGATACCTTCGTCAGATATCGGTTTTAAATAAGGTTCATCGACAGTCGTTATTCTTGCTTCTTTGTAAAATCCATCCATTATGAAGCCTCCTTATTTTTTCTTTTTAGTTTTATGAATAATTTTGTTTGTCTTAGTATATGCGCTTGGCTTATCAGGATAAACTTGATGGAATGTTTTTTCTTTTTGGTTACCATAACCACCAGATTTAAGAATTTGAACTGCTGTGTGTGTATGTGATGGTGTGAAAGTGAGGTTGATAATCATGTTTCTAACTTTAGCTACACCTTTTGTTCTTAAAATATCTACAACCCCCATCACTTCATTAGATCTGTGAACTTTAGCTGGACTTGTTGTAGAATATTGAACTGGTGCGATAGCATGTAATGGTATAGTATGCCAGCCTTTTTTAACCGGCATTCTAACTCTGTATAAGTGGCGCCTTCTACTCTTACCATTACCACTATATGGATGATAGTTCTGAACAACATAAGGCGCAACGGCAATAGTTGTGTTTCTATCTACTTCAACAGTTATAGAACCGTTTAACTCTACAAACCCATTAGCTGTAACTTGGAACCTTTGTTGTGTCATTAGCATACGTTGGTAATCTTTTTTTGCAATAAGAGAGAATGGTTTAGTATCCTTTTTATCAAATCTACTACTATAAACCAAAGATTTCACAATAGGTTGATTAGCAATTCTCCCTTCTTTGTTAGTATCCAATTTAGCTAATTTAACAATGATGTTTCCTAAATAGTAAACCGAGCGCCACATTTCTTGTGCTCCTCTAGGTTTTCCAGCTCTACCTTCATATACTTCAGGCAAGAAAGAAGTTGTACCATGATTAATGCCTACCCAGTTACTAAAAGAAGCTAAGGTACTTGAACCCCATGTGACATAATCTCCATGATCTGAAATTTCAGATAGTAATTCAGTCATTACATTGTTAGGTTGGTTAGCGAAACGTGGATAGAATAAGCAATAGTCACTTACCTGAGAAACGATGTTATGACAATCTACGTGAGCAGTAATATCACCTAAACTTTCCACTAGCGCTTTCATATTTCTACTTTCTCTCTCGCTAAATGGCTTAGACCCTTTGTAGTTTTTACCAGTAGAACGTGTACCACTACCATTTGACCAATGATAGTCAAAGTTACGATTTAAATCGACGTTATTTACATTTTCACGTTCTCGATTAGCAAAGCCCCAAGGGTTAACAATAGGAACAATAACCACTCTAACGTTTTTACGTATATAAGCAAGTTGTGAATACTTGTTCCATTCATTGACAACTAAATCCATAAAGCGACTTAAAGCATAAAATGCGCTGTATTCATTCCCGTGTATACACGATGTGATAAGTAAGGTTTTTGTATAGTTTTGAGGTTTGAAATCATAAGCATAAACATTATACTGGTTACTTTGGTCTTTACCTACATATTTTTTCGTAACATACTTGTTGTCAACAAATTTGTCGTAAAACACTTTTCTGTTGTCATCGGGATCGTTATTATTAGGTGTTTCATTAACACCTTGTTCTGCGCTAGCGATAAATGGTGGGGTAAATAGATAAGTAGCGTCATCAGCCACATTTAGTTCTTTATCTATTTTTCCATCTATTTTAGTGAAATCATGTCTTAGTCTTTCTGAAAGTATAGGGAAATTTTGAGCGTCAATTGATGTACGACTATCTCTCACTTCTTGAAGCCCATTACCGATAGTCCCTAAAACTAAGTTTCTTATTCGTTTACTTTGATAACCTAACTCTTGACCTACAGTAACATTAGGTCCAGTAGGCAATGTATATACAATTTGTTCAGCGTTATGTGCTCGCTTTTCAGTTTTTCCATGCTTTTCTAATATTTCTTCGATATTAGTAAGCATATCTCTTATAGCAATGTAATTGAGTTCATTTTCTCTAACATAACGTGCACTAAATAAAGTATCTAGTTTTGTGTAGATAGTCTTTCGCATTGCTACGCCTCCTTAACTTGTAGTTTTCCTTCTTTATCTATTGTAATATTGTAATACTTACCATCTTCACCTTGCATTTTGAGACGATTATAATGAAGTCTATCAACTTTCCTTTTATCATTATTACTCATCAGTCCAGACACTTTATCTGTTGCTTTTGGTATTACGTATTTGTTAAATCCACTTTTAGCACTTGCGATAACTTGCCATGTTTTACCACGATCATGAGACACTCGGAATTTACCATTTCTGTTGTATTCTAGTATGTGGTCTTTTTCTACAATTGCTCTTATTCCATTAGCGTTTCCATGCAATGCTTTGTTAGAGTCAATGGACTTTCTTGTAGAAGTGATAGCTGCGTTTGCTTTTGCGTATGTTGTTCGATATGAATTAGCAAATCCTCCACCTAAACCACCTACAACTTGTGCTGCTTGACTAATTCGTTCTAAATAGCGGTTGTGACGGTTGAAATCTCCTAAAGTTACGTCTTGTTTTACTATCTTATTTTCAGCGTCTCTAATGGTCTTAACTTCAACTATTCTCATAAACTCATTGATGCCAAGTATAGAGTGCTTAACTTTTACAATGTCTGCAACTCTAGGAACTGCATTAGTATAATGTTTTCGCAAGGCTATAAAATCCAAAGTTAAAGAACGTTTTATAGATGCACTAATAACGGCTTGCAATCTAGCTCGCATAATATCAGGATCAGTAATTGAACCATCTTTAACAGGTGGTGCATCAAATCTACCGTAATCTTTCATATTAGGGTGCTCAAATTCAACAATAAGACCTGCACCGTCTAAACCTTCTTCATCAGTATAAGAACCGTACCCTTTAACATAGGTATACATCTGACCGCTATCTTCTTCTAATTTCATATTGTTTGCGTTAATTTCATCATCGATATGATAAGTTGCTTGTTTCTCTAAATACGGGGTGAATTTAAAAGTATACGTGTTTGTTTTGTAATCATGATGTATATCAAACTCTAAATCCCATGCTTCTAATCCTTTTTTTAATAAATCCTCAACACTTTCTCCTTCGCCAGAATCTTTGATTTCAGAAACAAACAAATTGTCAGGCACTTTGAATTTAAGTCCAGTTCCTTTAAATATCTTTTCAAAAAAGTCGGGTGGTTTATGAGGGCCATCTATTTTGTCATACACTCTTTTTCTTTTGATAATATCAATCGGCTTTTCTCGAAGGGTTACAGACACTTCTTGATTTCTACCATGTGTTTGTCTATCGATAATATAAGCGACGTATTCTCTCTTGTCATTAGGTCCTGTTAACTGCGTCAGTGTCCAGCGTTTATCAATACCTCGTATAACGTTATAGTTATATTTATCTTCAAGTAATTTGCATTGTACAACTGTTTCAGAACCTAATTTTGATGTTGTTGTAGTAGTGACATAAACTGGCTCACCTATTCCTCTTATAGGGCTAAATAATACTGGCATTTAATAACCACCTACTTATAATAAAATTTCATATCAAAAGTTACTGACTTAACCTGTTGATTGAAAGCAAAATCATTCCAACCAGGATAGAATTTAGGTTGAGCGTTTGTACAGCGATGATTAATTGGAGTGCCGTTTCTCCACGTTTGAACTCCGTCATACACTATCTTGTCGCCTTTTTTTAAACTAATATTACTGATTTTCATATAATCAGATTTCCCCAACGTAAATTGGAAACTTTCTTTACTGCTTACATTTTTACCTAAAACGATAGTTACTTTCTTATAGAGTTTAAATTCGTTGTTAGGTACATTTCCGTGGTAATAAACACTGTTATTCCAGGCATTAGTAAAAGTGTATGTTCTTTTTTCACTTTCTTCGTCAAATGGTACTAACATGTCATTAGACCATAACGCTTTTTTGGGTTTGTTCTCTAAATCTAAAGAAGTACCAATACTCTCGGCAAAAGGTATTTCAATTGTTTCAAAAACTAAGTCGAAGTTAATCACATTGCCTTTGTTATCAGGTGTTATTACTGATGAACATTTAACTTGATACTGTTTACCACTAGTATAGTAATTATCGTTCATCATATTATGATCGAATACTGGATAACCATATTTATCATACGATTGATAGTCATCTTCCGTCGGTTGTAAAAATTTGTAATTATGCTCTTCGGCATATCTAAGTTCTCTAATCCATACAGGCTCAGTGTTTACTGTTAAATCATAGAATTTATCTCGTAATCTTGGTATATCATTAAGTTTTGTACTAACAACATAGCAAGGCACCGTAATTTTCCTTTTACGGTACTGACTACTAAGTAACATACGACCACTTGTGTTTTCTTTTGTTTCGTAGTTGTCCTCTATCTCCGGGCTTTCGATGACAATATCTTTCACTCGAAAACCGAAGTCAGACAACTTGTATTTAGTGCCATCTTTTTGTTTAATTTCTAAATCCATTGCCTGACCTCCTAGAATGTGAATATGGCATCTCTATCTGCATTTTGTCCGTTGACTATATGAGTTAAAGCGTCGTTGTTAACGTCCATTTTAACGGTTACAACACGTTGCGATGGATTTGTCTTATATTCATGAGTATGTGTAACTTGTGCATTAGCTGATGCACTAGCGTTTTTAATGTCTCTTTGTATATTAGGCACATTAAGTTGAGGGTTGAAAGCATCTGTTACAGATTTAGCCATAGATCCCATTCCAGATATAACGTTTCTTCCTTCATTGTTTATACCAATTCCGAAACCTTCCATTGTATAGGCTCCGATTTCTTTAAACACACGTGACGGAGAATGAATACCTAATGCACTTTTAGCAGCACTCACTGCTCTCTCTGCAACGCTACGCGCTGCATTGACTACCCAAGACATACCACTCATAATTCCGTTAACTAATCCGTGCATTAAATCAAGACCTGCACTTATCATTCCACCTACAAAACTACGAACAGCATTTACTGCGTTTGATACACCACTTCTAACTGAATTGACAACACTCATCATTCCACTTAATACCGAACTTACTATTCCGTGCATAGCCGATCCAATTGAACTTAACATATTAAAGAAACCACTGACTGCAGTACTAACAGCGTTTGAAACAGCGCTTGATATTACGCTTGTAATTGAATTCCACACTGCTGAGATTAACCCTGCAATGCCACTCATTATAGATGCAGTAGAAGATCGTAATAACGACCAATTCCCAGTGACGATTGCAACAATAACACCAACAATTCCAGATATAATACTTAAAACGCTTGACCAGATTGTTTGTGCGATTGAAGCTAAAGACGACCAAATCGTCGATGTAACACTGACTATAGTTGTCCACACAGTAGTGATGATTGTTACTAATGTAGAAATAATTGTAGTAATAGTAGTGACTATTAAAGTCCAAATATTTTGAGCTACAGTAACTAATGTAGTCCAAATCGTAGTGGCTACAGTTACTATTCCAGTCCAGATTGCCGATAGAATTGTTCCTAACGTAGTAACAATTGTTGTAATAGTCGTAACAATTATTGTCCAAATCGTCTGCGCAACTGTAACTAGCGTTGTCCAGATAGTAGATGCTACTGTAACAATAGTCGTCCAAATGGTAGCTAAGATACTTACTAACGTTGTCACGACCGTTACAATGACGTTCACAATTGCAGACCAAATAGTTTGTGCCACTGTAGCAATGATACTCCATTGGACTTGAGCACTTGTAACTATAGCTGTCCAAATACCTGTCAAGAATGCGCCTAAACCAGAAACAACTGTTTTTACAATATTAACTATTCCATTCCAAATCGAGCCTGCTATGCCTGCTAATGGACCAAATATTGCACTAAAGCCATCAACAATATTTTGCCATGTTTGTTTTAAATAATCGCCTAAGATACTCCAGATATTTTTAGCCATTTCAACAATAGCTTTCCAAATTTCAGCACCTGCTTTAGACATTGTTTGCCAAGCACCACGCCAATCTCCAGTTAACAACTGAAGTAAAGCAACTATTGTGCTTAAAATAACTTCCATAGCGATTTTAATAACTGCTTTAATGATTTCCCAAGCTACTTTAACGACTGCAACAACCGTATTAAAGGCTTGTCTAACCATTGGTGCTATAACATTAACTGCAGCGTCTACAATTGCTACAATTTGGCTCCACACTTGTTGGAACATAGGTGCTAATGGTGCTAATATTTCTTGAGCACGACCGAACAAGTCTCCTAAGAAACCAAGCACTGCTTGAATCGCAGCACCAACTGAACTAGCTATTGCATTCCATGCGTCTGTTAAAGCATTACGCAATGTTTCAGATGAATTCCACAAAGCAACGAATATAGCTATAAGTGCTGCTACTCCTGCAATAATTAATAGTATTGGTGCATCTATTGCGGCAATGGCAACTCCAATAGCTTCAAAAACAGGGGCTAGTGCCGAAGCTACTGACATAAGTGCTTCTATTACTGTTCCAGCACCCGTAAATACTTTAATGAACGTTCCGATAAAGTCGATAACACCTAAGATAGGAGGTCCTAAAGTCATGAATACACCAGCTAATGTAGCGATTAAGCCTAACAATATACCAATAGCAGGGTGCGCCTCAGTTAATTTAGCGATAAAATCTGTAATCGCAACAGCAACATCTAATACAGCTGCAGCTAGTGGTGCCATAGCCGTTCCCACATTAATGATGATTTTAATTATATTGCCTAATAATGTTATGAGTTTAGGACCGTTTGTATTGATATAGTCCATAAACTTTTTAAATCCGTCTGATTGCGCTACCGTAGCACTCCAAGAAGCAAACTTTTCAGACATTTGCGCTAGAGATTCTAATATAGAGTGTGTATTCGGCGCAAATGCTTTCATGAGGTTAAAAATACCCTTGAAGGTATTTCCAAATATTTGTCCGATTAACGGTAAATTCTGTTTAGTATATTCGATAAACGACTTAATAGCCTCTTGGCCTTTTGTAGATTGTGCCCATTGGTTAAATGCAGCACCCATTTTTTTGAAGCCTGCGGAAACCCATTCGGCAAGTGGTGCTAGTTGTGTGAGAACACTAATAATACCGCTACCAAATTGACCGGCTGCGCTTAACATATTATTGAATATTCTGACGCCTGTTGTTCCCATCATTTCGAAAAACTGTTGTGCTACTTGAGAATTTTTAGCCCAATCAAGCATTTTAGCGCTCGCTTGTTCCATTCCTTTTGACACGCCACTAATGAAAGGAGACAAACCAGATAATGCCACTTTAATCGTGTTTAAGCCATTAGCCATTGTATTAAAGATTTGACTTTGGTTTTTCTCTATAATACCTTGCCAAGCATCTTGAACGCCTTGTAAGGCACTTTCGTACTTTTTCGTTTCAGCTGTAGCTTGTAGAGTTCCATCGTTAAGCATTTTAATAGCACTTGCAGCCATAACTCCAAATCCCATAACTCCACCTGCAGCAACACCAAATGCAGCTGCTAATCCTGCAGCTCCACCAGCTACAACCCCGATAGCGTTAAGAACAGCAAATAATGCAGGAACCATCGAAGCAATGATAGGAACTACCAACGTTATATTGGAAATTAAAGAACCCTTTATCATGTTAGAAATTACAGTACCAATTGTTCTGATACGTGTAGCTAAAGCGTCCCATGAGTTCATAGAACTATCAATACCAGCTACCATTGCTCTAAATGCACCTTGCGCTTTATCTGAATCAACATCTATCCTAGTGTGTATTCGGTTAGGAATTGAACGTAACATTGCTTTAAGCGCTAAAATCTTAGATACAGCAGCGCCTTCGTTAACTTCGACGGTAGCTTTTGCTTTTTGTCTCGCAAAGCTATTAAGCGACTTTTTAGCTTCAGCTATAGCGACACGTGCTTTAGTTGCGTCTGCATCTAAATGAGCACTATAAGAATTTCCGTCAAACATATCTAAATCAATCTGTAGCTTAGATAACGTTGATATAGCTCTTCTTGCGTCAACATCAGCATGTGCATTAGCATTTGATCCGTCGAAACGTTCTAAATATGCTTGTGCTTCTTCAATATTAGCTTTCGCGCTTGCTATATTAGCGTCTAACTCTGCGTCGCCTCTGTATGCATCGAATTTGCGTACATATTCTTCAGCTATTTGTACTTTGCTTTTAACTTCGTCAATATCTATATCAAGGTCAGCTTCTGCACGAGTGTTATTAAATGACTCTATTTCTTTTTTAGCTTTGTTTACTGCGCTAGTTACACCTGATGCATCTGCATCAATTTCATTATCTTTAATTTTGTCCATAGTGCCTTTAAAACGCTCTGCTGTGTTTTTAGCTACTTGTATAGCGCTTTTGAACTTTTTAGCGTTAGCTTCAATCGTTGCTTTAATACTATAGTTAGCTTCTGCCACGTGTTCCCACCTCCTTATTTATTAAGTTCTGCAATTTGTTGAAGTAAATCTTTAGGAGGCATATTCTCCTCAAATTTGCTTTCAGAAGCGAATTTCATAGGTTCGCCCCTGTCTAATCGTTTAATGTTTTCTTGATAATGCATGATATCGTTTGCGCTTTTGAAACGATATTCTGTCTCGCCTTTTTTGCCGCCACGTTTCTTTTTCTCTGCAGCTGCGTCTCTAATAGCAAAAGCGAGTTTGTACATATCCATATCTTTATCTAGTTGTTCATACTCTAATGCATACATACGATAGTTGAATTCTCTAAGTGTCATTTGCTCAATAACATCTAGGTCATAAATTTTCAGTTTGCTCATGCACAAGATAACTATACGATCAAACGTTAATCTTTCTTCGTCTACTTCTTGCTGTTCTTTTTGTATTTTTTCGGAACGAGGTTTTGGGTTAAAACACGCTTTCCCAGTTCCTCGATGACTTCGTTACAAAACTCTTCAAGCCCTGTATTTTCAATAATATCTTCAACAACAACTTCTAAATCTTCTTCAGTTTTAGGTGCTCCTTTTTCTTGTGCAGTTGCAGCTTTAATAACTTTAGCGACATCTACTACACTGTGGCTTTCTAGTGCAGGTACTAACATTTCTGTACCTTTACCAAAATTAACTTGTTCTGCTTCCATGCCCATTTCTTTATCAATGATGTTTAAAAACTTTAATCCGAATGATAGTTTAATTGTTTTACCGTTAAATTTGATTTCCATATTTTTAATAACCTCACTTTAAATTTAGTCAAAAAGAAAAAGAGGGCATTTAGCCCTCGATATTATACAGTTTCTGCTGTGCTTGGTTCGTTAGGTTGAGGAATTTCTGACACAAGACCATCATCAGCTGGATCTGCAGCAACAGTATCGTGGAAGCCATAAGCAGCTTTGTTTTTCTCGATTTGTTCTGGTAATGTTGCCCAACCACGAACTTTTCTAAGATATACACCAAATTCAGTTTCAAATTCTGCGATATCTTCAGCGTCGTTAGTACGATCAATACTATTCCAGTATCCTTGACGATACTCTGCTTTATATTTTCCATCTTTGTTTTTAACTCTTTTGTTGATAACCCATAACTCATAAGGGATATCCTCTTCGGTAGCATCTTCAATTTCATCACATAACGTGTCATCTTGATTCATGTAGCAGTTAATCGTAACTGTTGACTCTAATGTACCTCCAGAGTTAACAGGACCATCTACAGTAGCTTCTGTATCTCTGTCTTTTTCTGTTTCACGTTCTAATTCTGTTACCCACATTACTTTATTTGCATCTTTACGGTCTCCGGCTTTACGGATTAAGACTAATTCATCAGTACCTTGTTTAATTGCCATAGGTTCTCTACCTCCTAATTTTTTGTATTAAAAAACGCAAGCCAACTTAATGACTTGCGTACTCTACATTTATCGTTGTATGTGACAACACTTGGTTTGTATCTTGCTCTGTACTTTCGTTCACATTCATGTGAGGTGTAGTTAATGTATATCCGTCTAGTTGTATCTCATCTAGCAGAATTGACTGAACCTGCATATAAAGTTCATCATTCTTACCTTTATCATCATCTTTGCACCAGATATGGATAGTTGCAGTAGGGCTGCCACCGTAACTGTCAAAAGTTAAACGATTGATATCGTCTTTAATATCTTGAATAGCGATGAATGGATAAGGTAATTCTTGATTGAGTTCACTCGTACGGATAACTGGAACACCTAGATCAGTGAATTTTGAGTACAGAAAGTTAAACAGTTGTAGACTAACTGATTGACGCATCGCATACCTCCTAACCGTTAATTAATCTTTCGAGGTCTGCTCTGACTTTCTTTGTGTACTCTTGGTAGACCGGGAACATAAACGTCTCCGGTTCCATGTATCTGGTGCCGTATTCAAGGAATCATATTGTTATCGTAAAGGCTTTTTATCCTCTACTTCTTACTGTCACCAGTAAGGTCGGCATATCTTTTCAACCAATAAAAAAAGCAACCATTATTGGTTGCCGGACACTCGTGCCAGAATTATATTTATTCATCTGGTATGCTCTACGATGCTGACTAGCCTTTCGCAATCTAGTCAGTTATCTCGGGGTTGTCTTTCCAGTATTTTTTAATAATGTCAGTAAAAGGAATATCATTCTTTCGGTAGCTAGATGTTTCTTTAATAGGTATGTTTAATTTTCTTGTCCATTGCATAGTTGTTAATCTCAAACCTTTATATTCATACCAAACATTATAAGAAGTATTCCATCGTTGTTCTTCTAAAGGTATCCATTTACAATTACTAGGCTCATAATCACCATTTAAATCAATTCTTTCGATGCTTAATTCTTCTGAAAAACCGTTTTCTTCAGCCCACTTTATAAAAGTTTTAACATCATGCCATTCATCACAAACTTTAATACCTCGTCCACCATATCTTGGATATCTTTCAGAATTAGCTCTATAACAGCGTTGCATCATAGCATTCCATCGTGTATATGCTGGGTGATTTGTCAATCCGTGTAGCTGTTTGTCTTTTAATTGTAAGTTCTTAAAATCTTGTTCTTTCTTTAAACATCCACATGATTTTGTTGAACCTAAAGTATCACTTCTAATCGAAACAACATTTCCACAATCACATTCACATATCCAAAATGTTTTTCGTGATGCTTTATTCAAATCTATTTCCTTAACTACCAATCTCCCGAATCTCTGACCTGTCTTGTCTTTAATTCTAGGGTTATCAACAATATTTCCTTTTTCATCTCTTTTGATCATGGTATCACCTCTTAGGTATATTATACCATGTTCCGACTTCAAAAAACACCAATACATTAAAGAGTTCCCCCGATATTGCCCGGTTGTTCACTATGCTGTTGCCAACATAGGCGGGATTCCGTTTCCCGAATATCCAGCTTTTGAAGTGATACCATACTTGAGATGTCCTTCTTTAGCATCTTCGACCATTCTCGCTAAGTTACCAGTCCAATAACCTTTGTTCATTACTTCTTTAGCAGTTTTAACTGTGTCTGTACTAAATTTCACCGCATTATCGTGCAATACTTCATCTACATTGTCATCAATAGTGTTGTTCATTCGGTCAAATTCTCTGATTAAGTCGTCTAAATCTCCACCACTCTTAAAACGCATCACTTAACCTCCTCAACGTAGAACACTGTATCGTGTTCATAGTCAATTCGTTTCGTTATTTGATACTTAGCATCATTGATATAAGCATGTGTCACAGTAGGCTCAAAATGACCGTTTAAACGTATGACATTGATGTCTTTGTTGATGTCTCCGTATTGCACCACTGTTTTTTGTGGACTTAACGGACTGATGTTACATGGTATTGCATCATAGCGCTTTTCGTATGTCTCAGTTCTACTTGTTTTAGGGTTGTACTGTCCTTTTGTTTCCTTAGCAAACACGACTCTCTTGTTATATCTCAATAGAAAATACCTGCCCCACGTTTATCTGAGTTTCGTGGCGTATATTGATCTATTACATCCATATATTCATCAAAGTCGTTTGCTTGAAACGTATTAGAACGCCCGTCTACGCTTTCTTGTGACATACCTTCAGCACCAACACGATTAAAGCGCTTGACTGCTACTTCTTCCACGATGTATTCCAATCTATCCGGGATAGTTTCCATATCGCTAGGAAGTAAGCTAATCAAACGCTTTTCAGTGTTATCTATTATTCTTTTTAATAGTTCATCTTGAACATTATCGTTGATAGAGAGTAATAGCTTAACATTCTCTAATGTCGCCATATTATCCCTCCAATGTGTCTAAGATGTCTGCTTTCGTATCTTTTTCAGATACTTCAATACCATGTTTTTGTGCGATTTCAATTAATTCTGCTTTTGTATTCTTATCATCTACAACTAATTTAATATATTGTTTGTTGAATTTATTATCAGCATGTAGCAATTGAGTAATACGTTCATCTGTAATGTCAGTAGGGTAGATATCGCCAACTTCATAAGGCTTTTTACTATCTGCATCTACAAACGGTCGTACCACTTCGTATGAATAAGCCATGTGTCAGACCTCCTTAGATTAATTAGACAGTTTCAGCTGCTTTACCGCCTGTTAATTTAGCGAATGCATTATCGTCTGCAATGTGGAATGCAACATCCATAGTCACACGTAAAGCAATTAATTCTTGTTCGAATAAGTTTACTGGTGAGCCATCTTCATTTTGTACAGTAGATAATTGACCATCTTCTGAAATTTTATAAGACATATTGTAAGGAATACCGTAGAACATTTTGTTAAAGTCTCCAGCGTATAAATCACCTTTTTTGATTTCATCAGATTTTAAGTCGACTACTGGAAGTCCGTCTAATGAATTAGATGAACGATCATAATAACTTTCGTTAGTGTTTTCATCACGAACGCCACGTAACGCTGTACGGTTTTGTGTTTTAGATAAGAATGCGTTCGCTTCTACATCGTGTTCTAATAATTTATCCTCTAATTTTAATACGTTATCTAAGTTGATTTCTCCAGTTACTTTGTTTCCAGAAGTTTCAACAGATTGAGCTACTGATTGAGTGAATGGATTATCAACGTTTAATAAACCAGCTTCATCAAACTTTTTGTAGAATTGTTCAGCGATTTGTGGTTTCATTGCCTCGAAGAATTGTGAGTATGTGTAGTTTAAGAACTCACGAGATGTAACAACAATGACACCTAATTTATGAGAACGCATTTTAGCACTTACTAAGCTAGGTTTAGTAGTTCTGATTTTTTGACCTTCACCAACCCAGTAAGCACCCGGTTTATCGGCCCAATACGTGAACTCCTTTTCTGATTTTCCGTTCATATCTTCATATTTACCTAATTGCATGATTTTTGAGTTTTGTAATACGTCTAAAAGGATAGGTTGGTTAAAGTCGTTTAACAATTCCCCTTCCTTATGCTCGTGCATCATTACATGATCAGGGTTAAATACTTGTGGTTTAACATCTGCCATAGATTAATTACCTCCGTTATTTTATAATTCTATTTTCGTTCGCAAGTTCTTGAATAGATTTGCCACTTGCTTGTTGTCTGCCAAAACTACTACTTTGATTACTTGGTGTAGATTGACGTGTAGCTTCTTTGACTTGCTCTTGTACTGCGTTATCAAAGTCTTGTTTGATTGCTTTAACAACTTCGTTAATTTGTTCTGCATCTTCTAAATGAATAAGAGACTCAGCAAACGAAGTAGGCAAACCTTTTTCTTTTAGGTCACTTTCTACATCAGCTTTTAATTCACGTAACTTGAATTGCTTTTCTTTTTCAGCTAGCGCTTTCTCACGTTTTTCGTACTCTTTTTCTTTCTTTTCTTTTTCAGTTAGCTTTGCGTAGCTTTCAGCCTCTTTTTTAGCTTCTTCTTTGGCTTTCTCTAGTTCTTGCTGGTGCTTACGCTCACGTTTAGAAAGTGCAGTTTCAACCGCTTTACTGATTTGTGAGTCTACTTCGCTTTGCGTAAACTTACTTTCTTTATTCGGATTATCGTCATCGTTTTCTGGCACTTTATCATCATTATCTTTTCCAGAATCGCCTTCGCCATCTTCAGCAAAGAATTGTAAGTTTAATTTGTATTTGTCATCTAATTTCATTTTTAAGTCCTCCCGTTCAGTCCTAAAGTCAATGTTTAATCGCATAAAAATAGCGCCCCAATCAGTCAATTAAGCCCGATTAGTGCGCTAGATATTATTTGATATTCACATTTCATTTAAGCCCGCTCAGTATTTTTAGTATTGAGCAGTTTAATGACGTACTAAGGTCAAGTAGCTAACGTATGCTACCAACGAGATATTGGCGCGGTAACGCCAGGACCAACTGCTTCACGCTTTGACATAAGTACCACCTCAGATGAAGTTTTTAGATTTAAACTCTTTCTTCTCAGGTTCTTTCTTTTTCTCTTGTGCTCGGTTACTAGGGTTTGTTTCATTCAAACGCTTGAGTTCTTTGTGAATGCCCTCAAGGGCTGCAGCAATACGTTCGTTATACACCACTGTCACCTTCTTGTATAGCTTCTACAATTTTGTCTATCTTTTCTTGTGTTGTCATACTATCTTTAATGATGTCAGAAGGCTCTTTGTTGAAGATTTGATTGTATTCATCGTAAACATCATCTAGCCTGTCTTGTAAGTAACTTTCGTCATACTTGTCGTACTCGTCGATTGTATCACCATCAAGTTCAGTGACGTCATATAAGCCTTCCTCTGTTTCGTAATCTTCTTCGTACTCTTCTTCTAATTCATCTTCAGGACCGCCTAGACCCTCTAAGAATTCTATATCCTCTTGATCAAAGTCATCAGAAAAGTCGTACTCTTCCTCCCAGTTTTCATCTTCTTCAAATTCGTCGTCATCTTCCATGAAGTCATCTTCATACATGCCATCTTCTTCATCACTGAAATCAGTGTCTAGCACTTCTTCTTCTTCCCAATCAGCATCTTCATAATCCCCCACGGAATTATCAACGATTTCTTTTGCTACACCTTCGTTAGTAACTGGCGGAGTATTTGTAAGATTATTATCTTCTGCCAATTACGACACCTCCTTTTAATTATTTAACAACGCCTCCGAAATATCTTCCTTCGCGCTCTTCAAAGAACTTATCACGCCAATCAGGATCGATGTATGGTGCGACAGCACTCCTACAAAATGGATGCATAGGTGGTGCATTTACACCCGGTTGCATATCTTTAACTTTGAATACTTTACCGTTTAAACCTCTACACGTTTTTGTTGTTTTGCTATCTAGTTTTGCATGATATTCATATTCTGCATCTTGTCCATGTTGCTCTAACATGTGCTTTTTAGAAGCTAGTGTTTGTACTCTAGCAGTTTCAGTGATTAACAAACGTTTCATATTGTAAGTGGTTGCTCCCGTATCTTTGCGCAAGTCTTTCACAAACTCATAAGGGTGTCTACCACGTAGTAATACATGGCGTGTGGTCTTTTGTACGTGTCTTCTAACAACGTCCATATCTGACCAAAGTCTTGTACTCCATTTATGCCCTTCAAAAGGTGTGAATATGATTGTTTTAACGTCATTGATAGATACTCGGAGTGTTTCCCCTAAGATACCTGCTTGTTGCTCTAATGCTCTGTATTAAGCACTCTCCATGTAGTTATACATAGATTGTTCTATCTGAGCGTATGCGTAAGTAACGATAAGTCCTAGTTGTGCTTGTAATAACTTTTCACGACTTACATACATCTTCGTGTTGTAGGCTCTTAATTCAGCATTAGCTTTGTCACTAAAATCTTTATTCTCAACATACTGCTTCGCTTTCTGTTGGAACATCTGTACATCCACTGCATCAATCTTCTTCTTAGCTTCAGTTAATGTGATACCTTCGCTTGTTGCGTATCTCACATAGAAACGATGGATCTCATTTTCGATATCTTCATTCATTTCATCGACAATACGTTGTATCTCTTGAGCAATCTCATAATCCGACTTACTTTCTTCGTCAATGATTTCATTCGCTCTATCTTGCCAGTAGGACATAGACTATCACTCCTTAATATCAGTTTGGTTGTCTATACCCTGTCTGTTATAGATACGTTCATCTGACTTTTGAAGTTGGATATCTTCTTCGTTTTCGATGCGTTCCATTTCTTGTTGAGGGTTATCTATAAATGATACTAGCGACATTAATGTTTGATTACTTAGTTCTCCACCAGCTTGTAAGTACATATCCATTTCATCTTTAATTGACTTAGGAATGTTACGAGTGAATGTAAATGTAAGGTCACGAATAGCATCGCTATTTAACTCTCGATTGATACTCATAATTTGACCGATTAATTTGTAACGTCTACGCAAACCTTTTCGGAATAAACCTTCTTTGATTGCTGTACGTTGTTCTAGGCCAAATAACTTGTATTTCATTGCTTCACCTGATTGATTGCCTGAGAAGTTCTCATCAGTCATATCTGGTGTATTAGTGAACATATGAATGTTACGACTAATTCTGTCTTTATATGACTCAACGCCATTTACATCGTATTCTTTATAGATGTATCTAGCGTCTACATTGCCCTCAGTCGTTTTCTCGTCCATTGTTGTATATTCAGGCGGCACTAGGTGGAACACATTCGCATCTTTTTGTAATTGTGCTGTATTGCTATCTAATTCCATATTGCCGACAACAAGTAACATCGCATCGTTTAAATCGCTCATGTAGTTAGCTGTGTCTGATTGTGCATTGTCGTATAAGTCGATAAGTGGGATAACTTTCTCAAAGTCTCCACGACGCTTTTCATTATTGCTAAACTCTGTGATTGTAACTTTACCGAATGAATGCGGTTCTGCTGGTCTACGTTCTTCTAACTTCAAGTTAGTAGATTTATTCGCAATAAAGAAGTTAGTTGCGTTAGGTGTAATAACATCCACATTATAAATGTCTGTATCTTCTTGTTCCCTTATGGCTGTTTGCCAATATCTCACTGCAATTAAGCTATTCTGTTCAATCGTATTATCGTAAATCACAAATGTATTGCGTGGATCAGATTTGTATAATCTCACTTCATCATCTTGATTACGGATAATATACTCATAAGCGCGACCAAAGATAGATAAGTCTAAACCGATTGAACGATTATGTGTGTCGATGTCGTTCAGCTTATGTAGTCCGTTAATCTTCTCTTGTGTACTTTCATCTTCTGTTTGTACTTGTACTGCATGGCCGAAACAATAGCCATTAATGAAATCAGCAATATATGACGCAAAATCATGTGCTGCCCGGTTATCTGCTAAATGTCTTTCTCTACGTCTACGATTACGCAAGATGTTGAAGTTAAGTCCTTGATAGTAATCATCAAGCATTTGCAATCTAGGTACCTGCGCTTCTAAATGATGTTCAATACATTCACTTATAAAATCGTAATCATCTAATAAATCGTTTAAGTTACCGTCGTAACGATATGTTTCTACTGCATCACGTCTATATATCTTATCTCGATGTTGTCGGTACTCTGCATCTCTTTCAAATTCATTTACTTTTAACAAGCGTTATCCCTCCTTATAAGCCCATTGATTTGATTGTGCTAATATTCTTCCTAACGTTTGCTTTCGTTTGTTTATGAGGCAAATGGAAACGTTCTAGGGAATAGCGTAATCCATCGAGCAAATGGTTGTTTCTGTCGATAGGTTGGTTTAACCAATTACCTTCTTTGTCTTGGTCAAACGTGTAAGTGTTCAATTCTTCAATCGTATGCACACAAGTTGGATGTACATATATCTTGAAACCTTGTATGAACTGAACACCTTGCATGATTGAACCTTGACCTTTAATTGATGGTTTAATGTTAGGAATACCTTTACGCTTAATCTCTGCAATCAAACGTTTCTCTGCACTATCTGCAACAATAAGCGCATCTTTATATCCTTTATCTACATACATTTGATATATCTCATCAGTGAGCATACCTTTTTCATAGTGTTCGTCGTATATCCACAATTCTTTGTTCTTTATGTCCACAACGGTGCTGATTAATGTTGTCGGGTCGTGAGTAAACCCAAAATCACTTCCGTGCGCTTTCTCTTGTGTTCGTTTATACACTTTCAACCAATCAAACTCTTTCACTTCAAAATTATCAAACACAAGCCCCTCAGCAACGCCCCAATCCCCATCGCATACAATTCTTGCACGTCTAGGGTTTGTACGATACAAGTCCTCATAACGTGCAATATCGACCTCATCAAGCCATTCGTTCACTCGATAGGTTGTCGTGTATGAAAAGGTATTGTTTAGCTTAGTATCTTCATCAAAGAATGTAGGTTTAAGCCAGTGACGCTCACTCCAAGGGTTGAATGTAATTGTAATTTGTTTGAAGAAATCAGGACTATCGACGCTACCACGAATAGATTCAACAAGTGTTGCAAATTTATCGTAGGTTTCAACTTGATACGCTTCTTCTATCCAACACCAACTCAATATCCCTTTATCCACAGTGATTGATGTAATCTTTAACGGATCATCGATTCCGCGAAATAGTATCTTCTGGCCAGTTGGCTTGTAAGTAATCTCTGGTAAACTATCGTTAAACTTAAATAAGTGGGTTACACCTAATTGGTTAGTAGCCCACTTCAAATCTGTATATGTTGATTGTTTGTTTGTATTACTGAAACGTCTGACTACAAGCAAGTTAGCCCACTCGTACTGCATTAAACGATAAATAAAGTTAAGCGCAGTTGTCTTAGATTTCTTACTACCACGACTACCTTTTACAACACGATAAAAGTTTTTGTTGTGCCAGAACTCGTTGTACCCACCGCCGATGGTTTTAGCGATACTTACTTTGTTATCAGTCATCGGCTGGCACATCACTTACGAAGGTTGGAGTAATTACTTCTGCCTCAACTTTATCGGTAGGCTTATGCCCTGTTCTGTCTAAGATGTCACTTGCTGCGTTGTATCTAACCAACTCACTTTTAGCAGTCAATAAATCTTCCATCGTCTTAATCGCTTTGCTTGTCAGTCCTTTTAGTAGATTACGTTCAGCATTAAGTAACTCCTCTTGAAATTCTGGCTTCTTCTTCCACGCTATTATAGATTGAACGGACACATTTAACTCTTCGGCAATTTGCTTTTGATTTAAGTTGCCCTCCACCATTAATGCGATTGCTTTCAATTGTTTTGAGTTCACTTCTCAAATCACCTCCAAATTAAAGAATATTAAAGCGTTTATACACTCATATCACACGTTTCGAATGTCATATCAGCATACAAAAACCTACCCGACTTTTCTATCGGATAGGCTACTTAGGAGAAAATAATAACTCAATACACTTTTTCAAGGAGTAAAAATGTTAGAAAGGTTTAAGACTTATATCTAATAAGGGTGATTTATGTTGTGAAGTGTTCATCTTCACAATATCATAATAACTCGTTTTTTAGAGGACTTATATATATCAAAAGTCCACTTACACATAGCCTATGTAATTGGCTAGTGTTTCAATCATCGCGTCACGTCTACGTAAAATGCTAGTTTTATTTGTTCCGAAGTATGCTGCTAAGTCCTCCCAGTGATAACAACCAATAGGACACTCCCAATATCTCTTATTGATTAAATCACGTGTATCTTCATCTGCCTCATTCACAAGTTTATCTACACCGTTAACAATATTTCTTAACGTGTTATATCTCTTGTTACTTAATTTCTTGACAGATTCTCTTTCAACTGGATTACCTGGCAAATTGCTTTTACCTGCGCCGATGTTTTCAGGCTCATGATTTTCCAAAATTTCATATTCACATATTTTCATTTCTTTTCTGTACCGTTCTACGTGCTTAATATATTCTTCTAGCTTTTTTATATCGTGTTTTTCAATTGTTATCACTTCTTACCCTCCTCCGACTTAACTACAATCCAAATGAGATAAACGATAGGTATAAGTACAATCCAACCTGTCATTGTCTCACTCCGTTAATATCATATTGGTCACTTTCATTCGCATAATCATTCGGCGCCTTATCCACTTCGTCATTCGCACTCAATTTGTAATACAACTCTCTACCCAACCACTTACCTAACTCATACATAGCAATAGTAAACCAAATCTTTAATATGCGTTTAATCATTCTGTTCACTCCTTAATTTTATTAATTGCCTGTTCTTTACTCTCTGCCTCCACAATAGAGAGAGTTTCGTTTGTGCGCGCTTTCTCAATGTTTGTGTGGATATGACCTGTGCTATCCGTAAATTCTCTGATTAAGAATTGTGTCATTTTACCAACTCACTCTTTCTAATCGTTTTTGATAATATGGTAAACTGTCATAAAACTCTCTAGCTTCTGTCTTCCAGTAAAAACGTTTACCATGCGATTTACCTTCATCGTCAATCCACACTACATTCCATTCGCTCATACTAAATGTATCTGTAAGTTCTTTGATAAGCCCTATCATTTCCCTAACACCTCTTTTACTTTTTCTAATATATCTTTATTCTCCTGTACTTCCATATGCGCCTCTGTCACTTTCATTTTCAAACTCCTTAACTTCTTTGGGTGTAGGATATACAACTGGTACTACAACTAACTGTGCTAGTCTTTCACCTTTTTCTACTGTGATGTCTTCATCACCTATATTGTCTGTGATGATACCTATTTCTTTATGATAAGTTTTGTCTATTGTTCCTAGTGCTACACGTAATTTAGTTTTAAGTGATTTACCCGATCTAGGTCTTACCTGTGCCTCATACCCATAAGGTAAATTAATTGCTATATCTGTTTTAACTATTGTTGTTGTATGCGCTGGAATAGTGATTGTTTCTGATACATATAAGTCCAAACCGGAGTCAAATTCATTAGCTCGTGTTGGTTTTGTTGCGTTATCTGATAATTTTTTAAATTCTAATGTGTTAGTCATTTTATTCGTCCTCCTTAAATTTGACTTGGTGTGGTGATACTTCTTTCAATTCGTTTTCCCACTCTATAATCGCAATAGGGCATGATATTTGACCTGATTGTTCCCCTCTTATTACTGCAGTATATGGATAAGCATTTTGAAACACACCGTAAAATTGTTCTCTACTAATTTCATAAATTCGTTCAGTTTCGATTGTCATCACTACCACGCTCCAAATTATTAATAACTATTTTAGTTACTATGTTATTCATGTTTTTTATTACATCATTATCTTCAGATAATACAGTTACTGCTATCTCATCAAACGTTTGAATACCTCTACCGTCAGTAATATCCATAATTACGCCATACACATATTGATTGATACTGAACTCCATTCTGTCTTGTTCGTCTGGTATATGACCTGTTCCTTGTCTGATGTCAGTACATTGAACATAAATTTTAATATCTTTCTCACTTGTTCTTTTAAGGTGCTGTGCATACCCCATTTCGCAAATTGTCCCTTGTGCATGTGGTAAGTAGTCAAATATCATTACATCGCTTGTTTCCATGCCTAATGTATCGTTAGCCACAATACGTTCTGCTAGTTTATCTTGCTTAGCATTTTCTTTATCGTTTATGTCTTTATCGTCATGTGGTGCGTAGACTTTAAAACCTAATCGCTGTAACTCTTGTTTCTCCCACTCACGTCGCATTTGTTGTCCTATACTCAGCATGTCGCCACCTAAATAGATCATTGTTAATCCTCCTTAATAAATGTGTAGTTCTCATAAGCTCTCAGAACCGTTTCTACGCCCACTTTTACATTCACGTATGATTTACCCTCAAAATTATAATTAAGGCTCTCTACAGTCCCCCAGTGGCTAAATGAGGTATATGGACTTTTAAACCAAATGTTATCGCCAACCTGCAATTCATGAAATGAAACTCCCTCCATTTACCCAACCACCTTTTTTGGAAATATGTCATTTTCCATTAAGTAACTGCAATAATCACTACGCGTATGTTTTTGGGGTACATTGAACAAGTGAGGTTTCTTACGTCTTAGTTCTTCCATTCTTCGTCTTTGGATATGTTCTTTTAAACTTTCGGCTCGTTCCATTCTTTTTAATGCATTCCACTCTTTGCGACGCATACCGACTGGCGCTTCAATTGCGTCGTAAAAATCCCAGCCCTTATTTATTCTTTGTCTCAAAGAGAACATGTTTATTCCGCTTTCTTCCATTTTCATTTCATCTTTTTCAGTCATCACAAAAGTTTGTTTACCTACTCTAATGTTTTTCATTTAGTCCACCTCAATTAAATCTACAAATTCAAAATTCTCGTTCATCAATTCTTTTTCTGGGTTCTCCGCAATCACATCGAGTAATTTCTCTTTTTCATCTTCTAAATTAGAATGCTTATTAAGCCGTGCCGGAAACTTGCCTTTGATTTTCACTGTAGCGTTTACTGTGATTATTTCCTCTCTAATTTCCATTCTTCTCCCTCTTTCTCTTTCGTCTGACTTTTATTAATTCGTCATATTCAATCCATTCAAGACCTGTATATTTAGGTGCTTTACATATCCATGTGAGCTTGACGTCAGGATATTTATATCTGAACAACTTAGCTTTCAACTTTGCTGTAGTTGTTGCCATACCTTTTACATCAATGACTTCTATTAAGTCGTTATCAAGATATAAAGCAAAGTCTGCGATGTATTCGGTTTTTCTCTGATCCCCAAACTTAGGGATTAACTCATATCTCGGTTGTATCTCGATACGGTTATATCTCACGCCATTCATCTTTTTTTCTAAATATTGGTAATATTCACATTCGACTTTGCTATCGAATACGATTCCTTTATACTCAACTTTCTTAGCGTTGTATTTACTCATGATTCACCTCAAAATAAATAGTCATCAATCGTGGTTTGTTGTTGTAATTCTTCCTTGCGATACAATTTATATTTACGTTTTAACTTGTTAAGCTCTTCTTTTGTTACATTGCCATTGAATACCTTTTGAAAGTGCATACCTGCATAGTTGCCGATGTTGAATACATCTTCTGCTAAAGGTATGACACTACACATTTTCCAACCGTCTATGGTGTATAAGTAATATTTGTCTTTATATCCCTCACGTAGCCCCATCACTACACCTCCACAATCGGTTGTCTGTATGCTTTTTCTTCTAACTTTCTATTGATTAAGTTGTTTAGTTCCTCATCATCTTCTGCCCAATCAATCATTTTTTGAGCGTATAGATCACTGCATTTTAATATCTCTTTGATGTTTTCTTTCGTTACCATGCGTCACGCTCCCTATAGTCATCGCCTAGCACTTTTACTGTCCTAGCGTTATGTTTCATTCTCGAATTGATACGTTGCCAATTCATATCTTGATTTAAATGTTTATCACTAAAGTTAGTAGTAAAGATATTGTTTTTACCTACTCTGTTATCTACAATGCTAAATAGCTTATTGAGTGTATGTTCTGTGTTTTCTACGCCTACATCATCTAGTACAAGCAAATCTATATTGCTTAATAACTTAACGAGTTCATCCGTCGTCTCAGTCGCATTTTTGTTGTAAGTCGCTTTAATACGTTCCATAAGCATTGGAATGTGCATAAATGCCACCGAATAACCTTCATTTTTTATTGCCTTTGCTATGGCATAGGCTATATGGCTTTTTCCGGTACCATACGAGCCCTGTAATATTAATGACTTAGGTTTATCCACCGAGAATGTTTTGACGTACTCTATAGCCGTATTTTTAGCGTGTGCTTGTTGTTCGTTTTGTGGTTTGTAATTGTTAACTGTTGCGTCGTGTAACGAGTAGTTAACGTTGGATTGATTAAAAATACTATTGATGTATTTTTGTTTACGTTTTTTTTCTGCCTCTTTACCAGCTTGTATCATTGAGCAATCACAACCATGTTTAAATTCATGTCCGTTACTAAACTTGTAATAGTCATAACGATTGCCACATTTCTCACATAATAGGTTGTGCTGTTCTTCAACAATGTTTTTATTGGGCTTTATATTTCTGGCTAGGCTTTCCATTGATTGCATTCAATCACTCCTAATCCCAGTAGCTAGGGTCGTACTTCATTCTTTCGAGTTGATCTACGCCACTAGGTTGTAACTCTTGATTAAGGTAACCCTCAAACTTAGTACCGAATAACGTTTCAGGTCGTAGATACTTTTCTTGTTCTGTTCCTAACCACTCCGTTGTTTTAACATCAATGACTTTTTTGAAATCATCTAAATTAAATTCCTCATTCCAACGCGCTTCTATAAATCGTCTTGTCTTACCAGTAGTGTGTTTATAGTGTTTGTTTGTTTTATCGTTTAAATAATCAATGATTTTTTTGTACGGGATTTGATCCGCAGTCGAGGTGCTCAACAATATTCTTCCATCATTATAAGTATCATCATTATTATTAAAATCATTATTAGTTCTATTATTATTAGTAGTTCGCCTTTTTCGGTTTTCCGATAATCCGTTTTCCGATAATCCGTTTTCCGAAAATGGCATTTCGGTAGGTCGTTCATAAACTAAATATTCATATCCGTTAAATATGCCGTTTTCAGTTCTTTTTTGCATTCTATGAACGTAATTCCTTTTGATTAATTCTTGTATGCCACTGTTTATTGACTTCTGACCGTCATTCATATGTTTTACTACTTCTGATGTGTATATTTGCCAGTTATCTGGTCTACTTAAAAAGTAAAGTAGAATACCTTTTGCTTTAGCACTTAATTCACTATCAAATATGAATGATTTGTGTACAGTAACAAAGTCACCGCTTTCTTTAATAGTTCTAAATATTGCTATTGTCTTTCACTCCCTTGAGCATTGCGTTCAATTTATCATCAACTTTTATCCAGCTATTTTCTAAGTGGAATTTCTTATCGAATGTGTCTACGCCTATGTTGTGTTGTTCTGAATGATGCTCTCTGCATAGCGCTAACACTTCATATCCATAATGGTTCATTGTCTTACGGTTCTTACCTCTACCAATCGCATAATGATGTGCAAGGTCTGAATTTGGCTTTCCGCATATAATACAATTACGGTTAACTGTAGCCCAGTACAACATTGCTTTATCGCCACTTAATAACTTGCTCGTTTCCACCCTCATAGGTATTTGATGATGAAACATAAACGCAATGATTAATTCTATTAATTCACGTGCTAATTTCATTGAGCAGTTACTTAAACTTATATGTTCGTAACCGTTCATAATTTCTAATTCAGTTTGAAATCTCTGTCTTAATGATTCGACTGGCTCGCCCCAGTACAATTCAATGTCACGGCACATTGCAAATATCTTTTTACGTTGTTCACTTGATATTTTGTATAGGTCTTCAATGACAACATCGCACTGAACTTCTAAGCCGTTATCGAGAAATAAAGTTTCTTTATCTCCTAGGTTTACACCTTCTATGACAACGGTTGTATTTCCGTCATCCTGTGTAATGTATTTTTTGATTTTCGCCATCTATATCAGTCCATTAAAAAGGAAGGTCAGGAAAATCGTTGCCATTATCAAATGGTTTCTCTTGTTGCGTTTGTTCTGTTTGTTGTCGGTTATTATTTCCGTTGTTATTTTTTGTATCTAAAAACTGAACGCTATCACACACAACCTCAGTGACAAAAATGCGTCTACCTTCATTGTTTTCGTAACTACGCGTTTGAATGCGACCTTCAACGCCTGCAAGTGACCCTTTTGTTAAAAACTTATTTACGTTATCAGCTTGTTTTCTGAACGTTACACAGTTAATAAAATCAGCCTCACGCTCTCCTTGAGCATTAGTGAACGTTCTATTCACTGCGATTGTAAAAGTTGTCACACTGACACCATTTGGCGTTGTTCTGAATTCTGGATCTTTTGTTAATCTTCCTACACCTATAAAACGATTAATCATTTGTTTTTGCCTCCTTATATTTGTTAGCCATATTTTGAATTTTTGTAATTGTGTTCACTGCCTGTTGTTCAGACATTGATGTGTAGTCTTGTATGCCAAAAGTTTGTTCTGCTTGCTGTTGAGATACTTCTTTATTTAGCGATTTCATTAGGTCAACAAAGTTAAGTACTTCTTGTTTTAGAACGCCGACTGTTTGACTACTTACTTTGTTGTACTTTTCTTGCTTTTGTTTTGCGTCTGCGTCATCTTCATCAGTTGGAATATTGAAGAATTTCATTAGGAAATAACGTTCTGCATATGTTAGTGCTGTACCGTGCGCTTTAGATACATCATCTTGTTGGCCTACTGCAAAGAAAGGAACCTCCAATACTTCTTGAGGGTTATCTGCGTTAATCCATTTATAAGTTAATTTCAATTTAACGATGTGTTCTGTTTTGCCTTTTGCGTTTATAGTTTCGATTATTTCTTCATTTTCTGTATAAGGCACTAACAGCAAGTTATGTTCAATCATCTTGTTGCGTATTCTGTGTAATACTTGTGATCCACTAACATATGAATAGTTGTAGCCCTTCGTATCTTTTGTAAAGCCATCTATGTTAGCTTTAACATCAGCTATTTTTTGGTATAAATTAAGTTGTTCAGTCATACTCAATCTCCTCATATATATCTTGTTCTATGTGCGTACGTTTGATAGCTTTGTGTTCAGTCATATCTATTGAACTTCTATCTATTCCGTTGAATTCCTTAGCATCTCTGAACTCTGTTGAGTATTTAATCGCAGGGAAATTATGGCTAGGTATGTTAGTAATATATAGATCATTATCTTTACGCTTGATGATATATGTCACTGTCTCTTTCAATCCCAATCACTCCTTTATGCAGCATGTCTATTGTTTTCTCCATGACTTTGATTGTTTCACTTTGTGTTTTGCACGATTCTATAGCTTTTCTGAAATCTTTTCTAAGTTCAAAATACCTATCGCACATATCTTCGTAACGTTTGTTTAAAAAATCGTAATCGCTTTGCAAGAAATCTAAATTTGTTTGGCTCTTGATTAGTTGAGAGTATTCTTCTCTAGTCATCTTGACTGTGATTACCTCTTGCATTTTTTCTCCTCCACTTGTATATTAGTAATGTAAAATATTCCAATTACTTAATTTCGACTGTTTGACGTTTACGCGTCTTTCAGTCTTTTTTTCGTTCTCTTTTAACCACTCATTCCAAAAGAATGTACTTGCGATAAAAACTAAGATCGCAACGCCTATAATTGTTGTAAAACCACCTCCTAAAATTAATGTGATGATCATTGCGATAAACATCGTCATGTAACTTAGTAAGTACTTCATCTTGTAGCCTCCCTTTTACGATTAAATTTTTGTTCCATGTTATCGTGCTATAATTCTTTTATCGCTACTGCGATAGTGGGTGGTGAATAGAATGAATTTAAAAACAATAATTAACTCTTTTGATTTAGCGATAAAACTCAATAAAGATATTTTTATTGTTGTCGATGGTGTAATGTATATTGGTACTCCTTCAAAAAAAAGATAAAGAAGATGATTATTATCAAAATTTAATCAATGCTATGTTATTAGACGTTAAAAACCGACTTCTTCTTTAGAAATTGATACTTTGTTTTTAAAAGATGTATCAATAGTTGGTAATTATGAACGCGTCAATGTAGATATTGTTGCAATCGACGTTCAAAAGATTTCTGCTGTTTCTTTCTTAGATTAGTTTTCTTAGCATTCCTAACTCCCTCGATCAAAAGTGCTGTTAGGAGTGCTATTTTAATTATTTGTAATTTACTCACTTTAATCCTCCTATCCAAATATCTTTTTGAAGTTATCCTCAAGAAATTGTTTCATCTTGCTACCTACGAATCTGTATTCATCATTTTTGTTTATTGGATAATGACCAAACTTTTTAATTTCTTCTTTAAATGCAGGTATATCTAAGATGTTATCTTTTAACCAACGTCTTCGACGTCCTGTTTCATTTTCCAAATCTTCCATACTCCACCAAGTCTTTGTCATAGGTTATCCCTCTTCTTCTTCATCGAATTCGATGATTGGTTTAGGCGCTATACCTATCTCTATATCGATTGCGTCATAATTTAAATCTTCGATAGCTTCTTCAATTTCATTTACTGCATTTTTGATTTTTGATGCTTTAGGTACTCCGTATTGAATTTTTAAGCTTTTCATTTTATTCGCTCCTTTAAGTTGTTTGTTCGAATGTGGGTTATTCTTCTGCTAATCCTGGAATATTCCAACTAGCTTCATCTATTTCTAAAAAACTACTTGGATTAGAATAATTTAAATTCAACACCGTCTATCTGAATGTAAAGATTATCCATATTAGGATTTTTCTGTTTATAAAACTTTATAATTGCTTTGATATCTATTAACAAATTTGTATCCAAATTTCCTATCGAGAGTAGTCGTCTATTACTTTCTTCGTCATAGTAGTAATAGATGACTTTTTTATTTTGTTCATGCATTTATTAGCCCTCCTTAATTTGTTTGTTCGATTGTGCAGTTTGGTATAATATTTTTATCTCCTTATGAAAGGAGGTGTACAATGTGGACAAAATTTATTTCGACCCTCAACAATTTGCAAATGCATATTTAAGTACTCAAGAATTCAAACCAAGTAATTATGAAAGCGAACAAGATATGCTTGATGAAGCATTTGCTGTATATTTAATGGCGTTTGAACATGCTAGAGCTTTTGTTGAGAAGAACCAAAACGACGAGTAGTTTTAACATTTTTATTGTTTGTAAAATTAATTGTCGTTTTTCTAGTATTTACTTCAATCTTCATGACCTTCCACGTCACAACTGCCATTGTGATGAGGAGGGTTGTTTTGTATAAAACATTCATGTTATGCCTCCTTACTTATCGTTTAAAATCATTAGCACTGTCATTATCGAAACAATTATCGCTAAAATACTTATGATTATAGAAAACATTTATTGCTCCTCCTCAAACTTTTGATAATCATCAACAATAGGTTTTGGTGCTACACCAATTTCGATGTGAATATCATCAAAATCTAAATCTTTTGTCGCTTCTTCGATTTCTTTAACTTCCTTTTTAATTTCTGAATGGTCAGATACTCCGTAATTGATTGTTAATTTTTTAGTCATTTATAATTTCCTCCTTTAATTTGTTTGTTCGAATGTGAGAGGTGGCTCTACACCACCTCATGTGGTATAATTAGGTTGTTATTTAATCTGCTAATTGTAGTCTTTTAGTTTTGTTGTGATTGTAAATTCGTACCAGCGTCTTTACAGTCGCAACTTTTTTTGTTTTTCCAGTAGAACGATGATAATCTTCGATTTTATATTTGAAAGAATTTAAACCTTCTTCGTTTAACTTTCTGACGATCCATTTTCTATCATGTTCTGGATATTGTTCGATAAATTCTGAAACACCTAATAAAACTACAGCTATATAATTTTTTTGTTGAGTTCCTAATGAATCTCTAATCAAACAAACTGTGTCTTTAAGATTTTTAGGGCCATATTTTCTGTAAATTTCTTTAACAGTATCTGCAGCTTGGATAGTGTATTTTGAACTACCTCTTTTAACGGTAAATCCGTTTTGATTTAATAGATTTTCGATTGCTATAGTTTCTTTTACACCAGCAGCCAATTCACTTACATAACGTTCAGCTGCATTCGCTTTAGAACCTTCTTGTAATAATCTAAATGCAGTGGCTTCATCTTTTAATGTCATTCCAGAATAAATTGTTACTTCCCAAACTAATTCACCTAGAATTTTTAATGCTTCTACTCTGTGTTGACCATCAAATATCCAAAGACTTCCATCTTCTCTTTCTGATACTAGGATTGGTCCCATTCCGATAGGATTGAAATTTTTAACAATTTTATTTACTTTAGCTTTTGATACTGGTCGTTGATATGTTTCATCTACTCCCAATTGATTAATTACTACCTTTTCTGTTCTGCTTGGAAAATCATTTAATTTTTTCATCATTTAGTTCCTCCATTTGTTTCAATTTTTAATCCAATTAATGAAAATAATCTTTCTACTTTGAAATAAGCTTCTTTAATATCTTCAAAATCTGTTTTTAAAGCTTTATTTATTACTTTTTCAATGTCACTTGAATTTTTAGTGCATAATGCTAAATCTTGAAATCTTTTTATTAAAGTTTGAGATTGAGCTAATAGTTCTAGTTCTTCATTAGGCACTTCGCTTTCCACCTCTATACGTTTATTTTTGAGGTTCTTTTGATACTCTTTGTTTTTAACTGATGGCAGTTCGTTATAGGCCTTATTCCAGCCACTATTTTCTTTGATGACTCTTTCGTAAGTTTCAGGATCTTCACGTTTAACTTTTTTCGCTCTAACCACCGTTGATTTACTAACGCCAGCTAGTTTTGCAATTTCATTGTTCTCGTGAACTGGTTTATCGAATTGATTAACTTTAGGTTTTTTACCAGTATCTAAAACCTTTTCTTTTGCAATTTCTGACTGTTTTGGTTCAGCTGAACCAAAACTGTTACTTTTTTGGTTATTCGGATTGTTTTGATGAGCTTTACTCATTGCTTTTCGTCTTTTTTCTTTCGCCCTTTCTTGAATGTCACTAATTAAATCCTTAGCACTTAGAACTATATTCAATTTTTGATTAGCTGTTAGATTTCTACGTTCCACTGCGGTATCTCTCACAAATTTAAGTGCTTCATCTTTTTCAAGATTTTCTCTAATAGCTTTCACTGTACTAACATCTAATTCTTTTAAGGCCTTAATCCGATGTCGACCATCTAAAACTGTGTTATCCCAGTTGATGTGGATTGGTGTATGTTGACCTTGCATTTCGATATTAGCTACTAGGTCATTAAATTCTTTTTTCGTCATTTCTGGAACCAGTTGGTTGATATACTCATCAAACTTAAGTTTTCTTATTTCAATGTTTTCTATTTCTTTCAATTAAACTCACCTCCTTTAAGTCGTTTGTCGTTCTTTTTCGGGAACGTATTGAGTAAAAAAAATATCCAAATTGTTTGTTTCATAACCTAATATTTTGGCCATTTTAATAAACTCATTCGCTCCAATATCTACAATACCGTTTTCTCTTTTAGCGTACGGAGTTCTTGTTTTCCACCCCATCTTGTGCGCCAACTCATCTTGCGTTATTCCACAAGCTATTCTTTCTGCTCTCAATCTTTTTAAGTTGAGTATCATATTGTCACCTCCGTTCGTTCTCGTTTGAGAACTGTATATAACTTAACATGTGCCGTTCCCGTTAGTCAACACTTTTTACTTATAAAAATTCAAAAAAGTTTTTTCTACCTATATATTGTATTCATTTGGGAACGATGATATAATCTAATTGTTCACATGAAAGAACAATATATTTATTCAGGAGATACTTAAAATGAGAAATAATGATGAAATAATCACAATAATTAAATCAGCTATGAAAGAACAAGATATGTCACTTAGTGAATTGGCTCGTCGTGTTGGAGTTGCTAAATCTGCTGTATCACGTTATTTAAATTTAACTAGAGAATTCCCATTAAATCGTTCAGAAGATTTTGCAAAAGCACTTAGTATCAGTACAGAATATTTACTTGGTTTTGATAAAAGTGAACAACAACATGAACAACCACAACATCGTGCAGCTCATCTTGAAGGCGAATTAACTGATGACGAATGGCAACGAGTTTTAGATTATGCTGATTTTATAAGAAGTAAACGTAAATAAAGGGTGTTTTTATGGGGTTATATGAAAAAATGTTAATAGAGCATGACTATATAGAAATCAGAGAAACAGATGTTATGCCTAATGACTTACACGGTTTATGGTTAGGCGATTTAATTCTAATTAAACGCAACCTTTCCGAAACACGCAAAGCCGAAGTGCTATACGAAGAACTAGCACATCACAAACTTACATATGGAAACATCTTAGATCAATCTAAAGATATAAACCGCAAATTTGAAAACTACGCTAGGCGTTACGGATATGAAGCTGCTCTACCTTTACGCATTATTGTGGAGGCGCATAACTATGGTGTTAATAACTTATATGAACTAGCTGAATATGTTCAATTAAGTGAAGAACACGTATTAGAAATATTGAATCATTACAAAAATAAATATGGTATTGGAACTCACTACGGAGAATACTTAATTACATTTGATCCGTTGAGGGTTTTTAAATATAAAGAAATATAAACAAAGGAGATTTGTAGAATGGAAGAAAATTATAATCAAGAGCAAAAACGAAAACAATGGGAAGAATTCCAAAAATACCAACAGCAACAAAGTAAACTTAAGAAAAAGAAAGGTTGGCTATGGGGTTGTGGCGGTTGTCTAGTTTTGTTTATATTAATAATAATCGGTATGTCTGCTTGTACTGCTAGCATGGGTGGCAACATAGCAAATAATTCTTCTACTAATGATAGTAATGCAACATCACAAGAAAGAGCAGCACTTAACAAAGCGAAAATATATTCAGATACTATGCACATGTCAAAACAAGGTATATATAATCAATTAACATCTGATGCAGGCGAAAAATTCAAAGAAAAAGACGCTAATTATGCGATCAAACATTTGAAAGCTAACTATAAAGAAAACGCTAAGAAAAAAGCTAATGACTATGTTGAACAACAAAATATGTCAAAAGACGCAGTTTATAATCAATTGATTTCTGATGCTGGAGAGAAATTCACTGAAGAAGAAGCACAATATGCTGTTGACCATTTAGATAAATAAAGGAGAAATGTAGAATGAAAAAGGTTTTATTTTTAATTTTCGCAAGTTTATTAGTATTAGGAGCATGTGGTTACAACGATAGTGAGAAGAAAGAAGATAACAAAACATCTGAACACAAAAAATCTAATGATCCAAAGAAAGATAAAAAATTAGAAAACAAGGATAAATCAAACAAAAACACTAATGATGATAAACAAGAAGCTAGTTCAGATGATAGTAATAATAATACTGCTAACAATGAATCTGAAAGCGCATCTAAAAACGATAATAAGAAAACTCAAAGTGCTAACAGTAATAATGAACGTCCACAGGGTAAGACAGTTCAACCAACGCAACAAAACCACCAACAACAATCTAACAATAATCAACAACAAAATAGTAATCAACAATCTCAAAATAACAATGGTTATATGACGCAAGAACAAATAAATGAATGGAATAAAAATAAACCTACTACACACGACGAGTCACAAATGGGTTATGGTCGCGAAGACTATGAACAAGCACTTAAAGAAAGCCAAAAGGTTTGGAACAATCCTAACGCACACGTAGGTGGTCCGCGTTGGGTTGGCAAAAACGAAGGATATGAGAGTTGGGCAAAAAGACAACAAGAAGTCCAAAACTCAGTAGCTGAATAATTATATGGGTAGCCCGCCTACCCTTATTATTTTTTTACTTTTTTTGAGGGGGAAATGAAATGTCAGTAAGAAAACAACCGAATGGTAAATGGTATTACGACTTTGGATATGAAGGCAAAAGATATAAAAAGAAAGGTTTTAAGACTAAACGTGAAGCTACGGAGGCTGAATCTATAGCTCGTAACAAATTAATGAAAGGCTTCATAATCAATAATAAAACTTCTTTTATAGATTATTACAATGATTGGATCGTTGTTAATAAAGAAGATGTTGTTACTGAAAAATCATATGCCACATTCAAAAATGCAATTAACCAATTCAAAAAGTTTTTAGAAAAAGAAAATCTCAAAGATATTTTAATGTCTGATCTAAACATGACTATTTATCGGAAATTTATTAAATGGTATGGTGCTAATCATTCAACAGAGACGGTAAGAAAAATTCATAACTGCTTAAAACAGTCGATAGATGACGCTATACAAGAAGGGTTAATCCACAAAGATCCTACATATAAAGTTGTTACTAAAGGAACTATACCACCCCAACGTGAAGAAGAAAAATTTATGAGCATTGATAATTTTATTAAACTAAAACAATATGTATCTAACACACCTATTCAATCATATGTATTTATCTACATTTTAATTATTACTGGTGGAAGATTCGGGGAGGTTCAGCGACTATGTACAACTGATTTAAATTATAGAGAATGCACAATACATCTTCCGGGTACTAAAACAGAGACATCAGATAGAACCGTAGATGTTCCACATACTGATATGAAAATATTGCAAAAAACACTAGCTCAAATGCCAGTAAATCTATCCACACGACTATTTAATACAGGAGTATCTTTAATCACACATAACGCAGTATCTAAAGTTTTACAGAAATTCTGTTTAGAAAATAAAATCGGTAAATATACGCTGCACAGTATTAGACACACTCATTGTTCTTATCTATTACACAATGACATATCTATTTATTATATTTCAAAAAGATTGGGTCATAAGAATATCAAAACAACAATGGATGTATATTCGCACTTATTAGATGAAATTGAACAAAAAGAAAAAATTAAAGCTGTAAAACTTTTAGAAAATATGACGGGGACGTTTTGATGAATTTCGGGGACGTAAATAGATATTTTATGAAATCTCGGGGACGTTTCGGGGACGTTCAGGTTGAATTACGAGGTTCAACGAAAATTAACAAGATATAACAAAACCCCGTCAAATCAA